CTCTTCACCTTGGTAGATACCAGATACCTGTGTACCACCAATCTCAATTACAATGTTATCATTTCTTACATCCCAACCGAGAGTTGCAATCTGATTCCAAAGATCGTCTTGTGTAAAATTCATAGCATAACTTTAATCGTATTTAATATAATTGAGATTAATTAATACTCTGACTTGTTCGTCAGTGCAACTAAATCCCACATGTTTCATATGAGAGGGAAATGTTACTAATCTATTAGCAACAGATGTTGCTTTTGTACCATCTTCAAACTCTGTCCATCCATTATTAGTGTTGAGGTAAAAGATTGATGTAGTACATGGAAAAGTAAAATCACTATGAAACTGACCTAATCTAGTATGTTCGGCAGTTGCAGGATTCATGTTTGCTTTTACCCTTAACCAGATAAGATCTTTACCATCACGAGGATTTTCTCGTGCTACTGCATCCAACATTGGAAGGCATTTGTGCCAGTGTTGTTTATCTTCAGATCTGATACCCTCATTAGAATAAAAAATTCCTAAACAAAATTGACCACCTTCATTTTTTTTAGAACCAATTCCTGTAATTGTAGGATTCCATCTCCACCTATCAATAGCATCATCTTGTCCAGAAAGAAAATAGTATTGTATCTGATAGAAATCTTCCTTGGGTAAAAAATTATCTAGAATTGATACTTTGTCGGTCATGGTTTAAAGTTATCTAACATATCTAGAATCTCATCATACTTTTTAGTTTGCTCCATACTCAGTAAAATTTCTGATAGTTGTTTAACAACCAGAGGGGTTTCATTTACAGCAGCAGATTTAATTGCTGCACGAACATGGGATTCTGCTTCTAGTAGATTATCTAGTGTTTGTTGAGATAGTGCCATCAAACATCACCCTCTTGACGATTCTCAGAATAATGAACATCGAACTCTCCACCAGGATAACGCGACTTAAGTTTCTCTACATTAGTCTCAATCACATCATCAAGGGTAACACCAAGACCAATACATGCTTGCATAACATACCACATAACATCTCCAAGTTCACGTTTTAGATGAGTAATATTATCCATATCAACAGGTTTACCCTGGAAAACCATCTTCTTCACAATCTCAGTAAACTCACCTGCCTCAGCAGACATTCCTAGAGCAGCAGTAAGGAATCGCTCGGGAGGAAAACCTTCTTTTGTAAGTTGATAACAACGGGTAGTGAACGCAGATGGATTTTTACTCTCCTGTGAGGTAACCTCATTAACAAACTCGGCATACTTTTTTGAATCAATCATACTTTAAATCTTGAAATGTTTTCTTTGCTGTGAACTTTTTAACTAGATCAATTTGCTGTTCAGGTTGACCAGAATCAACTATGTCTTCTTGAGCAGACTCCTCCACATCATACAACCTCATCTTTGATCTGTCAATACCTATACAAAATCTTTTGTATGTATTGGTATCATTGTATCTATTCTTTAATTGTTTGACCATAAGTTGATTCATACCCTCAAGCTCCTCCGTACTAATAAGGGCAAACATAAGATCAGCAGTAGCAGGGAGGCCGAAGGATTCACTAGTATCAGTAAGGTCAACATCAGTGCTACCAAAACCTGAACGAGTGGTCTGCGTAGCACTGATAATAGGAACGTTACACTCCACAGCAAAACCTCGAAGTTCTTCTGCGATTGCTTTAACGTAGGTGTAGGAGTTGACAATGCTCCCTTTATATCTCTGGGAAGCACAGATATTAAGGTAATCCACAAAGATAATATTGGGTTTAATGCTCCGCTTAAGAGCAAGATCAGAAACAAGAGACTTAAAATGTCCAACATGAGCAGATGCCGTGGGATATTCTTTGATGATTAATTTACCTTGTGTCTTCTTAGAAAGATTTGCAATCTTCTTTTCAAACATTACCTGTGGAAGATCTCCAAGTTGTTGAATAGGAACATTAAGTAGATTGGCATCAATTCTTTCTGCGATCTTCTCTTCTGCCATCTCCAATGTAATGTATAGAACATTAAGACCTTGAAGTAAGGCAGCAGCAGCACAGTGACACATGAATAGTGACTTACCAACACCTGTACCAGCAAGTGCAATATTTAATGTTTTGTTAGGCAGACCACCCTTTGTAATTTTATTGAAGAGCGAAAGATCAAATGGAACTTTATCTTCTTTTCTGTGATAGAAGTCATATCGTTCTTGTGCATCAGAAACATAATCATGTCCTACATGTTGATCGAATGATACCCCAAGTGCTTCCGAAAGAATAGAAGGAATAGCACCCTTATCTTTCTTGGTATCTTGCCCGTCAGCAATCTTGACACTCTCCATAAGAGATAGGTAGATCGCACGCTCTTGACACCACTTTTCTGTAGTATCAACGAGCCAATCGTGGTCTGCGGGATCATCGGAAAGGACATTTAATACTTGAATAACTTCTTTAAACTGATCCTCAGTAAGATCAGTTCGTTCCTGACATTCTATACCAATTGCGTTCAGACTGGGACACGCATCATATTGACTAATGTATTCATGAATCTCTAAAAAGATAATCTTATATTCTCTTGCTTGAAAATATTCCGATTTGATGAAAGGCAATACCTTTCGCATATATTGTTCATTGTAAACAAGATTACTGAGAATAGTTACTTCTAGATTCATAGGTATTGTAGGTAAGTTCCGAGAATATACTTAGTACCTTCTAGTACAGGTCTTCCAGCATGACGATACATCCAAGTAGGTGGGAAGATCAATATTCTAGCACGTTTTGGTTCAACAGAATATGAAATTTTTGGAAAATCTGTAGTGCCTCCTGCCTCCACATCATTTAAGTATAAAAAACATACTAGAAATCTACGAGCAGAATTATAATCACCAACATCAGTATGATCTGAAAACTGATCTTCAGTTTTTTCTCGATACTTCTTTATACGATACTCTTCAAAAACATACTTACTAGGAAAATCAGGACCTAAATCCAACTCATCCATATACTTACTAACATATTCAATAAACAATGCCTGCACTTCTTTTTGAGCAGACATCCAAGTTAGATTTTTATTCATATATTCCTGAGATATATTCATCTCAGTGAAAGTGGGTCTACCCTTTCTATTGATGAAAGAATGCTTACTAGTATCACTATTAAAAGACTCTACAATCTCATCACAAAGTCGTTCATCACAGACATTATCATAGACTTTTATATAATCAGTAAGTCTTTCACATGGTTTTACAAAATCTCCTAAAGTTTTCTGTAGAGGATTATTAATTACCATAACGAAACTCCTTTGCTGCTGCTTCATCCAATGCCTGCATCACCTCGGCAGTAAAATAGGTATCAGGGTCTTTCAAGATTGCCTTAGCATAGACTTTCTTACCATCCATTTCGTAACGACCAGCAACGTTTTTCCACATCCCTGCTCTCTCGCCAAGTTCTAACAGTCCATAGTATCTGTCAAGACCACGATCATAGTATAGACGTGTCTCAATCTGACTATTCTCTTTGGTCAGACGTGACTTCTGTGCTTTGCATTTGATAATGTTACCAACAACATCTGTGCCATCCTTCTCTTTCTTCTTAGACAGATAGATGATTGTAGAAGATGCATACTTGAGACCACTACCACCACCCATTTCTTTCATGGGGACATAGGATCCGATCACATCATAGGTATGATTGGTGACCAGCATAGGCACGTTTGCCTTCCCTAGTTTGAGTGTGAGCACCCTGAAGGCACCTTTAATCAACTGACTCTTAGTCATATCCCTGACCTGCTTATCTGCTGCTACATCAGCAATCTCCTTCTCTGTAGAAAGCATACCTAGAGAGTCTAGTACGAACATCAATGGTTTACGATCTGCCTCATCCTGCTCCATATACTTGTCAAGAATGCGACAAGACTGAGTACGAAACTGCTCGATGGTAGCAACAGGAACGATCATCATACGATCAGATGCAATACCACGATCCTCAATCATCTGCCTAGAGATAGCAGACTCAGACTCAAAGTAAATTACTCCAGCATCGGGATTACTGTCAAGGAAATGTTGGACAATACCAAGACAAAAGAAAGTCTTGCCAGTAGAAGACTCGCCAGCGATAGCGGTGATCTTATTTGATGGAACACCTCCATAGATTGAACCACTAACCAAAGCATTGAAAATGTAACTACCAGTATCAATGAAATCAGAAGTGTCTCCTGCTGCGATGCCATCACTGACAAGTCCTGCATACTCATTACCAATTTCCTTTGCTACATCCTTTAAAAAATTCACCCGTTGACCTCTAATAATGTTGTAATATGTTGAGAACGTTTCATGGCACGTTCAAACCATTTAGCATCTTTTAAATCATCAAAAAGTTTTTCTTCTCTAGATGCACCAGCACCGAATGCTTTTTGATATGTAACCATAAATTTTTTGCTCATCCGAATAGGAACTCCAGCGATGGTACTTTTTCTGCCTGCCAACCAATTGTATCCATTATAACTTTGATGGGATCAAGGAACGACTTTGAGAATTGTAAGTCATAGTCCACTTGTTTGTCAAGTCCAAACTCCCTCGGGAATGTACCCAGATAACTGATTACATTCTCGTTGATTTTGTTAGGGGTTTTCAGATAGACAAACTTGACCTTTTCTCCCTCCTGAATCAGAGGATACTTATGTGTAAGTTTATTCTTCTTATTATAGAAGTTGTATAACAATGCGCCACGCACATGAATAGGAGTGCCTTTACTGTATATCGATTGGGGGTGCGACCACTTATTTAGATTGTTGCATCCCCTAGGAAAAGAAATATCCTCAACTGGTAATGAAGAAAACTGATCTCTAAACCCTGAAATAAATGCCTGAGCATCTACCTCATCTTTGTTCATGATGACGATCATACATTCCCTAATTGCAGTGCGACATGCAGCAGGAGTAGAGGACTTAACTGCTTCCAAACCCATGATTTTTAGTTTAGGTTTCTCATAACGAACGCCCTCACTATCCCACACATTAAGGATATATCTTTTCTTAGCAGTCCAGATACCTTTATTGGCAATGTTCTCTCGCTTCATAACCATCTTCTGGTCATAAGCACCAACGTAATCTGCCAGTTCTTGATATGATTTTTCAATAAACGGTTCTATTCTTTCTTTACATGCGGAGTCAAGGAAGTTGACAATCCTCTCTGTACGAACATCCTGTGAAGGAAATACAGAACGCACAAGTAAGTCAAGACAGATGTAAATGCTATCAGTATCAGAGGCAATAACATAATCGTGATCCTTTGTTTTCAGTAACTTGTTTAGGTAAGTATTTACCTTGCTCTCAATCCATCTAATCGAGACTTGACCCGAGAGGGTAATTGCCTCAGCATTTGCCAGATTGTAGTATCGGAAGTATTGGTTTCCGATGGCACCATAGGCAGAGTTGAGTTGGATTTTTCTTGCCATTTGGATATTGTTAAATTTTGAAATATCCTTTTGTAGTGATGTGGTCTCTGCAGGTGTGGTGGCATGTTCAAGAGCTTGCTTAGACTTAAGC